ACACTGATTGGTGGCTTTTTACCGGGTTAAATATGGATGACGCACACAATACAGATAATTTAGAGGTTAAATTTTTCTTTGATATGCGCCACAAATACACGAATTTATTGACTGGGGCAGATCTTGCACTTTTGACAAATAAAAAAGGGCATAAAGGCTTTGAAAGCGCATTTGTTCGCCATGTGAACACACCATTAGAAATTGATCTAATCAATGACAATGATGTAGTGATCATCCCTCAAGCATCGCCAGAATTTGAGGCCGTGGCCCACCGATGTGCTAAAAAAAATTGTGTTCTGATAACCCAAACAGGCGGCAAACTTTGCCATTTAGCAACAATAGGCCGTGAATTTGGATTAGCACTTTATTTGCTTCCAGATGCAGCAAGCAAGTACCCAATGGGCAGTAATGTTTGCATAGACCTAGTTAATGGCACCATTAAAACTTTAGATTTACCAATAAAAGATTTAATGCGGTTGAAACTAACAGGCTTGTTTTATAAATAAATCAAGGGGTAGAACATGGCTAGTAAATTAGAAATGCTTGCTATACGTCACGCTGAGATATCAGCAGAGATTAAAACCAACAAAGACCAAATAGCTGTTGAGCTCGGCTATTGCAATGGAGGTTTGTTTGTAAAGCCTATCTCTGAATCAGGTGAAGATTTTAGTTTTTTGGAAAAATCTAAAAGCATTGCGAGTATAGGAGACGCAACGTGCCTCCATTATGCGTATGAAACATGCTTAGAGTTCAACAAATACAGCGAGGTATATGACGATTGCTATTCTTATGATGAGGTTTTATCGACTTACGGGTGCCGCCACTGTAACAGCGCTAGGAGACTGAAAAAGCACATCGGCGAACTAGGCCGTGAGAAAGGCCGCATTCACTCCGCTATCACTAACATAGGCAAGAGCATTGCCTACTTAAAGGATCTTGGAAATGACTGAACTTGAGAAGATTAGGGAAAGGCTGCGAATCCTTATAACTGGAACTTGCAACACAATTGGCTGCAATGCATGTCCAAACAAATGGCCTAAAGATAGTGATGGCAATTCATGTCAGAGCGATTACTTGATGATGGAAGAGTCAATGGCAGAGCAAGGAGAACAACTCCATGACTAATGAAGAAAGCTTAATCAGCACAGCATGGAATGCGCTCAAAGGAAATTTGAAGAATACCAAGTTTTTCATAGAAGAAACTGACCTTAATCCCCGTAAAGTTTTATACCTTTGCAGGACTGGAGATTATGTGGTTCATTCAAATGCGCCGCTATCATTGCTAAGCCTGAATGAATCTGGAGCAACACAGATATGCACCGTTCAGGAGTTCATTGCATATGATGAGCTGATGCGGAAGAAAAACAGAGCAGTACCAGCAGGCGCAAAAGCTGGATGCCTAGGTGAGTTTACTGTAACAGTTAGCCATGTTTGCCCTGAGTGCTGGCATAACGGATGGAAGCAGGATTGCGAGATTTGCGGCGGTAAATCCGACGAGGAAACTAACTGCTATGACGTAGAGCACGACATACCGTGGACCACTCAAAAAGACATTTGGAAGGCCATCAACGCCTACGACAAGTACGTCGAGCTAATTGCCAAGCAGCAAGAGCAAATCAAGATGCTGCGTGAAGCTATTGATAACGCTTTACGTATAAAAGATTTGTGGCAATTTGCCAATGTAGGTGAAAACTATTACGAAGAACAAGATTTGCTAAACGGAATGAAATCTTCTCTAGAGCAAGCACTATCAGCCACGGAGAGGAATGATGATCAAGGTAACAGTTAAGCCAATGGTTATCACCAAGGTAACCACAACAAACTATCAGGCTATTTGGTTTAAGCGTGACTTCTCAACAATGTCAGAAGGATGGGTAAGAGGAAGATCACGCAGCAAAAACAAAATGAATCGATGTTTTGGGTGTAATTGGCCATTTCAAATGGGAGCAACTGAGCAGGATGGAGAACCGATCCATGTAGTTCACTTTACTGGCGGCATAGGTAATGAAGTAGTTTGTGGTGACTGCCTTAAAAAGCTTTTTGGGGATAAGGCAGATCTTGAGTATTGGAATGTTCAGGAAGAGGATAGCAAGTCGTGACTGAGAAAGAGCAAGAAGCATTTGATTTAATTTTTGGAAAAAATAAGGATGGTGAAAAATGACCGGAATAGTTGAGCTATTAACCTGCGTTGGTAATGAAAACATCGAGTTTCAAAAGCTAAATAGTTGCATTACCAGCGTTAAAGAAAAGAAGAGAGACAAATGCACTGAACTGTCATTTCTTACCCAGGCCATAACGCCTACCGACATTGTGATGGGAACTGCAAAAGTCGGGCTAGTTATATGGGTAGATCAGTCTGTAATCGAAAAAGCATACGAAGAGGCATCTAAAAAATGAAACCACTTATTGAGCTACAAACAAGAATTTACAATCAGAACAAGGAGGCCGGCTGGCATGACAAGCCTCGCTCCTTCAATACCTTTGTTTGCCTATTTCACTCTGAGCTATCAGAAGGCATGGAAGGGGTTAGAAAGGACCAGTTAGACAATCACCTTCCGGCATACCCGATGATTGCAGTTGAGTTGGCAGACTTTGTTATTCGCATACTGGATTGGTTTGGACTTCAGCAAGACGAATCTATCTGCGCTGAACTGCGAGAAATAACAAAAGTTTCCTGGCGTAAAAACTGGGATGAAATGGACTGGCTAGCCGAGATCCACGGAGACGTATCGGCGGCAAAGTATTTTTACGATGTAAGCGGTGAATACGAGATGCCAGTAAACCATCTAAGCAAGGCAATATCAGAAGCCTTTGCCATGGCAAATTTCTATGGATGGGACCTAATGCAAATCATCGAGGAAAAGCTCGAGTACAACAAACACCGCGCAGATCACAAGCGCGAGAACAGAAGCAAGCCAGATGGCAAGAAGTTTTAGGAGGATTCATGAAAGCCAGAAATCAAAGCTCATCGCCAGTAAGCAGCACTATGATGTGCTGCCCGGTAAGCGGACCGGTTAAAATGCTTGAGTATGATAGATCTAGGGTTATCGCTCCAAATAACTCTATTTTTAAGCATGGTGCGAAAGGTGAGTTTGAGGCACTCGTTAATGAAATTGGTGGCATGGAGTACGGGCAGAAAAAAACAGTATCTATGGAATATCTATCATCGTTTGCATCGAGTTATTTTCATAAAGGTAAATGGCATAACCCTGCAGATATATTGCTGAGCAATATTATGGGATCTTCATTTGAATACGTTTATGATGTTAATAGCATGCATGCTGAGGTTACATTTATCAGGCTGGCAAACGGGAAAAATAAAGTTGTAAAAGTGGTTTAGATAGACTATATTTAACCCGCTTCAAAACGCTCCAAAGAAACAAATCAGGTGCAATTCCTCCACAGCTTTGCATACCAAGTGACCGCAGCCGCGGTGATTGCATTGGCAAGGTGACTCTAAATTCATGGGCTAGCTATAAATTGTCCAGCATACCTGTTTGTATTAGAAGGTATATGAGTCATCTTGACCAATGTGATTAACAAAACAAGACTGCAAAATGAGTGATGGCGACACTCATAAATAAAACGTAACGGTGTTACTTGCCACCAGCGAAATCACATTAACAAGTGACCGCACATGCGGTGATTATATTGGCAAGATGATTGAGATTTGTGTGTAACTGAGTATTTGCTGTTAATCAGAGATGCGGCAAGTATTGAAACCATTAGCATGGCGCATCTTGATCAAATGCGTATCGCTCTTAAATGTTACCAGTCATCTTGACCAATGTGATTAATGGGTTGTGAGTACATGGCCGGAAATCACATTCGCCTAAATCCAGTACACGGTTATCAACAAGAGTTACACGCCACTCTGGGCGCCGCGGGGCGAATAAATCGCGGCGCAAACTTATTCGCATGGTGATTGAAATTTGGTTGCAACTGAATTACTACTCGACAGCATAGACGGGGTAGTAATTGAAACCCTCCGCAGGGGGCATCTTGATCAAATGGCTATCGCTCGGGAATGTTGCCAATCACCAGCCGAATAAGTTTAAGGCCCATTAGCTCAGTTGGTTAGAGCAAACGACTCATAATCGTTAGGTCATCGGTTCAAGTCCGATATGGGCCACCATTTAGCGCCTATAGCTCAGTAGGATAGAGCATCCACCTTCTAAGCGGATGGTCGCAGGTTCGAGCCCTGCTAGGCGCACCAATTCAACAAAGCAACAGTAAGGGAAAGCAATGAGAATTTCGCAACAAGCAAGCAGAGCAGTTTTAGCAGCATGTGTCGCAGCAATGGCCGCTGGCGGTCGAGTATCATATGACATTCAGGGTCAGGCCCGCTTTGTTCTGGCTGATCGCTCAACCACTCGCAAGTGCAAAGGTGCTAACGCTGTAAAGGGTAAGCGTCATGCTTCGCTAAAAGCCCGCGCCAACAAGCGCAAATAGCAAGGAGCAACTACAGTGAATCAAATGCAAATATTAGCAACGCAACGCACTATGGCAAGAGAGGCCCTTGCAAAGCTTATTAGCGTTGGTGAGTTTTTTGGTTGTGAAGATAACGACGCTGACCCACAGGGTTCTCAGGAAGAATACGAACAGTGGAGCGCAAAAATAGAAGAGTTTAAAAAGTGGGTTGATGAAGAGAGCCCAATAGCCTAAGCAAAACACCAAAGCTGCCAAAGCCCTCGCCTGAGGGCTTTTTGCTATTCAGCCATACCTTATTAATCCCCTACAAACTAGATACAAAACAATCCTTTCTATATACTGATCACACTGATATACAGAGGTGATCATGACAGATAAAAAATCCCCAAAATCAACCAATAAATCGACCATAGATTGGGAGGTGATTTGCGAGGAATATCTAGCCCTCAAAGAGTCAAAGAAAGACTTAACAATCAAAGGCTTTTGCGCAATGAGAGAGGACCTTGCGTATAACACTGCAAGGGTGAAAATGCCTAAGCTATTGCCCGTGATCATCGAGAGATCACGCGAAGATCAAAGAAGGATCATGCCAGACGGCACCAAGGCGCGAAGAAACAATAATCGAAGTCACAAAGAGTATTTGCCGCGAGAAACTGACGAAACAACAGGGCACGGCATCTACAGCAAATACTTTGACCCTGATTTATTAGACGTGGCCGCTCAAGGAACATTGCACGATGACTTAACACTGTATCGGGCAAAGGCATTGCAGGCACTGAACTACATAACGGGCCTGCACGATAAGATGCAAGAAGCCATGGAAAACGGTGATTTAGAAACAGCCGGGCAATTAGAAGAGCGAGTTAAAACCAGTGACAAGGCTTTATCGTGGTGTTTGGCCCGCATTGAATCGATTGCTATGACGATAAAACGCATAGAGCTTACATCGGTATTGATAGTTAAAGAGCGCGCAAACATCGTTAAGACCAAGGCGCAGATTAAAGCTGTCGTGGCACAAACTAAAAAATTCAGCGCCGAAGGCACGTTGGCCAGGGCTAGAGTTAACGACTTAGGCAAGACTGGCGGCGCGGGAACTGCCGCAGATATCATTAAGGAAATTCAAACCATGCGGGATAAACTCCCGTCGTTCGTAAAACACAGACAAGAGGATTGATTATGGACATTCACATGATTGGGATGTTTGCTGGTGGCGTTGCGGTGGGCGCTTCTGTTGTGGCTATTGTTTTCGTGAGAAAGACAGCCAAGCTACAGCGCAAGATTAACGAATTATTAGCTGAACTGGAATTAACAAAATGAAGGCATACATAGTTTATTACACGGCAACAAGAAGCGGCTCAACCAAGACTAACTCAGCCTTTTATCGAATTGATGGCGAGATAGACAGCGCCGACAAATACGCTCACATGGTTGCCGATATTCAGCGTCATGCGGTAAGCAGTGGACACGCCAACAATGTCGACGATGTTGTGATCACTTCCTGCTCTCTGCTTAACCCAACTGCCGCAGCGGAAACTGAAGCAGAAGCACAGCAACGCGATACGGCAGATATTGAAGGCAAATTAAGCGAGTTACGCAGTGCAATCCTGACTGTTAAGAATACGATTGCCGACCCGAAGATGAAGCAGGCTGACAAGATTAAATACATCGGCGAGTTATTGCAGCCTTACTAATCGGCATAGATGAATGAGTGAGTAGTGTTATGGATAAGAAATTATTTATACAAAACACAGGTGTTGAGATTAAAAAGATAACAAACATTGAAGATCTTATTTTAATGGTTGGTGTTATAGAAAGGATAAAAAAAGGATTTCTATGCTACAGGACAGCGCATGAAGATTGCGACGAAGTACGCGGCAAAGCATGCGATGAAATATGCGAAGAACCTTTGATAATCCAAGATTGCTCTTTAGTCGAAATACCTTTGATCGAATGCATCAATGCTCAAGATCATTCTTCAGAAGATAGCCAAACAGAGTATGTTGCAGAAAAAATAGTTGTTAAAAAGGTTAGCTTAAAGTCTTTTGTTAGAAAAATGAAATCTAGAAAGAGCAGGGCATTTATCAAAAGTGATAAGTGGAAAATAATTAGAAGCATAACAATCGGAATATACGGAAGCTCTTGCATGTGTTGTGGAAAGTCTTTCGAAGATAAGCTTATGAATGTTGACCACATAAAGCCAAGATCTAAATACCCGCGCTTAATGGATGATTTTTATAACCTCCAAGTGCTTTGCGTTTTCTGCAACTTCAAAAAAGGCATTAAAGAAACAGATTACCGACCATTGTCTGTAATTGGAATTAACTGACTAGGACACACACAGAAATGACACATAACAACGCAGCAACACAGCTTTTAAATCAGCTTGGCATTCAAGGCGAAGAACAGCCGCTAAGACAGATGCCTTGTGGCTACAAGGAACCAATCAGCGACGGCAAGACGCTAACTTGTGGCAGCATATACCGCGGTAAGGTTTTCCATTGCCGAGACTGTATGCAGGCCATGTTAGAGAATGCCAGCGACATTGCCCAGGCATGTGTCGAGCTAATGGTTGATGCTGTTAATGAGCATGAGCACGCCGGCGGCGTTAGTGATGGCACTATTGTAGAAATGCAAAACCTGATTGAAGCGATGACAACTGAAGTCGTGGAGAGTTAACAGCCATGCCGCTTGATTATCTGGATGATGAACAAATACTTGCTATGAGCGCCGATGAGCAAGCCGATTACATCAAGCGGGCATTATCAGATCAGTGGTGGCGGCTAAATAACCTTTACTGGATCACCGACAAGAACGGCCAGCGCGTTAAGTTCAGGCTTAACGCCGCCCAAAGACTGCTGTTTGAGAATATGTGGTTCTTCAACATTATCCTAAAGGCCCGTCAGCTTGGCTTTAGTACTGTCGTTCAAATCTTCATTCTCGATTCAGCGCTTTTCAATGAAAACTTAAACTGCGGTATCGTGGCGCAGGACCTTCCGAAAGCGCGGGAGATCTTCCGTACAAAGATTATGTACCCCTATGATAACCTGCCTAATTGGGTGATTGAGGCAGTACCAACAGTGATGAAGAACACCACAGAGATCTTATTCTGCAATGGTTCGAAGATCACTGTTTCAACTGGCTTCCGCTCTGGCACAGTCAACATTCTCCACGTTTCAGAGTTCGCCAAGATATGCGCGACTCGCAAGGATAAGGCCCAAGAGGTGATCGACGGTACGCTAAACGCTGTTCACCCAGGTAACATTGCATTCATCGAGTCAACTGCAGAGGGCGCCGCTGGCCATTATTATGATATGTGCCTCGAGGCCCAGGAACTGCAAAGCGCCGGGCTACCTCTCACCGAGATTGATTTTAAGTTCTTCTTCTTCCCATGGTGGGATGAGCCAAGTTATGTGATGGCAGTGCCAGAAGGCGGGCTAAAGCTAAACCCTACACAGGATAAATACTTCAAGAGCCTTGAGATCTACTTGGGCAAGGCCATACCCGAAGAGAGAAAAGCCTGGTACGTCGCTAAAGAGCGCCAGCAAAAAGGGCAAATGAAACAGGAATTCCCCAGCACTCCAGAAGAAGCTTTCCTTACTTCAGGCCGAAAGGTTTTCGATAACGACGATTTGAACGCGGCTAAAGGCAAGGTGATAGCCCCGATCCTCATCTACGACATAAACACTAAGACGGGCATTCGGAAGGTGGCTAATCGCAGTGTCGACACTTCACTGCTTCAGCGCACGTACACAGAAAAGACGAGCAAGGCTGTTATGAATTACTTGCTTGTGTGGGAAATGCCTGAGCCAGATCTAGAGTATGTGATCGGTGGTGACGTATCGGAAGGGCTCGAGAAGGGGGACAGGTCGTCACTTGATATCCTCGAGAAGCATACCGGCAGGCAGGTTGCCCACTGGTATGGCAAGGTTAGCCCGAGTGAGTTTGGCGAGCTAATCGCTTATCTTGGTCGCTGGTATAACATGGCATTCGTCGGCGTAGAGCGAAACAACCACGGCCATGCAACACTGGCAAAGCTAAGGGAGATTTACCCGCTTGGGTTAATCTACCGTGAAGAGTATATGGATAGGGAGATCGCCGACGACGAAACGCAGCGCATTGGCTGGCATACTAGCGCAGTGAGCAAGGAGATATTGATCAGTGACATGGATGATTCGTTTAAGGCCAACAAATCAGGTATTCGATGGACTGGCACACTGAACGAGTTTTATACTTTCGTGAGGGATGAGCGCGGAAGGCCTAACGCTATGAACGGCGCATTTGACGATCAGGTAATGAGTTACATGATTGCCCAAGTAATGAGAGCCAAAGCGCCTGCTAAACAAAAACCTGTTAAAATCGAAAACAATTCTACTAAACATTGGATGGCAACTTAATGATCCTTACTACTAAACAGCTCGGGCAATTGATGGGCGACATTCAAGCCCAACCAGATTGGCGAACCCCGGCAAACAAAGCATGTGCGTATTACGACGGTGAACAGTTAGCGCCAGAGGTGAAGCAGGCATTAAAAGCAGCAAACCAACCTGAGCTTGTTTATAACCTGATCAAGCCGACCATTAACGGCGTTCTAGGTCTTGAGGCCAGGACTAGAACAGACATGATGATCACCGCCGACAGTCAGGATGATGAGCTAGAAGAATTGCTCGAGGGTGTTAACGAAACATTCAAGGACACTCGCCGCCTGTGTGATGCCGACATTGCCGAGTCAGATGCCTATGCAGCACTTATTAAAGCTGGCCTTGGATGGGTTGAGATCTACAGAAACCCGTACCCAATGCAAAACCCATACAAGATCCAGTATGTTCACCGGGACGAGGTTTTCTATGACTTCAACTCGAAACAGCGAGACCTAAGCGATTGCCGTTGGATATTGCGCCGCAAGTGGTTAGATGTTGACGAAGCAAAAGCACTGGTCCCAGATAAGAAAGATTTAATCGATCGCAGCATATACAACGATTGGGCCGCCCACATTGGCGACGCCAACGTAGAAACGATTGAGGGAATCGACTCAGAGTATAAAGCAGCATGGGCAGACTATGAGAACTTTGGCAGAAAGCAAAGCGAGTGGCTACAGACAGACCGCAAGCGGATATTGATGCAGACTGTTTACTATGCCGTTATTGAAATGAAAGACTTGATGATCTTCGAAACAGGAAGGATCGAAGAGTACGACCATAACAATAAAATGCATAACATGCTGGTGGCCGCTAATCGCGTCGAGCTAACTCGGGCGCCAGTGCGTTACATTCGTGAAGCGTGGTTCATTGGTAGCGTTAAGTGCCGCGATAAACTTTGTGATGCGCCTCAAGGCCAGTTCCCGCTTGTGCCGTTTTGGGGATACCGCAAAGATTCGAATAACATGCCCTATGGCATGATCTCCGACATGATAACGCCGCAGGATGCGGTTAACTTCCGTTACATCAAGCTTACAGCTCAGCTCAACTACAA